TTAGGAGAAGAAACAACCAATAGGTATTGGAGGTTTATGGCCCCAAATTTTGGGAGGAGAACGACCATGGCACCTGATAATATATTATACACGCTGATAAAGAGATTCGGAACCAATAAGAAGAAGTATGAAATGAGTGACTCTGATATGACTAATAAACTAAGACAGTCCTTCAATATGCTAGTACCTAACAAAACGAGAATACAAGCTGATGATCTCAGCAATGCATATGCTGAACAAGTTCGCAGAATTAAGCTGAAAGGAGATAAAGTAAATGCTGCAGAGTTCAACAACACGTATGCTGATAGATCGAAAATCACTTTATTCAATAAACCACAGAAAAAAGTAAAGATGGCCGAAGAATCCTACTTGCAACATGATAATGGAACTTTGAAAGCAGGACAACCTGTGTCAGCCCAACCTAAATTTATAACTCATTTGATGGGTGTTATAATTACAGTATTAGAAAAGAATATAAGGAAAGACTTTAGACCTGACGTTATGTTCGGGTATGGATATTCCAAGAAGCAGATAGGCGAAGAAATAAGAAAAAGATTACATGGATTAGAAGAACATGTATGCTTTGAATCGGATATTAGTGAGATGGATTCGGTTAGGGATGGACCGATAAATGACGGATTCATGAGCTATGTTTATGAAAGTTATGGTATCGATGAGACACTAACTAAATGGTTGCAAGCAAATAATGATTTTTGGGCCGCTGATGCAGAAACTATTAGAATGTCAGTTCAAGGCATGTTTCAGAGTGGGAGAGCGGATACATTATTTTCTAATTCACTGGTTAATCTAACATTATGCAACATGTGTTTCGATATCACAGAACCCAAATTAATTATGTCGCAAGGAGACGATTTCGTATGTGTAGCTTCAAAAATCAGTATCAAACATCCTTTTAAATTCTTTAAATGCGGAGAAGTAGAGATTCCAGAATTTACTAGTGATATAATAACCCAAGACGGGATATTTCCATCAATAATTAAGAAAGCTGGTAAATTAATCAATAGAGAGTTTAAAAGTGTAGAGGATTTAATGAGCTATAGGATAGCAGTTAAAGACTGGTTCAATGGCTACTATAGTATTGAAGATTACTATAAGATAATAGCGCTGAATAGTTATAAGTATGAATTGGGATTTGAAGAAATCAAGTTGTGTTTGGACTTCATGTTAACTTTTGCCAATACGGATGTATACATACCCAAGAAACAGTTTAAATTAAAATCTTTCAAGATGATCGAAGTTTGGCACCCCGACATTAATAAGATAACTAACACCACCCTAGTTATATAGTAACTTAGAATGACTTAATAAATATAACTCTTGTCATAGTAGTTATATACTTACATAAACCTTTCATTTTACGGAATAGACTACAAAATGGAAAACATTGGTAAATTGCTGTCCAAGTTAAGCCCACCACGTTTTAAACATCACGTTTGGGATACTAAAATAAATTATTTTCAGATCAATACCTTATGTAATAATTTAAAATTGATAAATGTATTATCGATTATAACTATATTTATATTGACTTATGGACAGCAAAATAACAATCCGACTTTGAAGAATATTGATTTAACATTGCAAAACATGTACGAGGGACAAACCAACATATACAAAACTATTAACAAGATGGATGCTAAATTGAATAAAATACAGATAGTTCAGAAATCAATGAGTACACTAATGAAAACTATATCAGGTCTAGTAGGCTCTATAGAAGGAACAGTCTCGTCGTTAGAAGTGATTGTAGGGCTTATTAAATTAGATACCGCTGCTATTAAGACATCTAACTCAATAACTAGCAATTTATTAGTGGACCAAATACCAATCATATCAGGAAATTTAGAAGCAATAAAAGTTATTCAAAATGAAATGCAGATAGATTTAGACATAGTTTCAGGCGACACGACCGCCATGGAAAGCGAATTAATAGCACTTAATACTATA